TTCGCCGAATTAGTAGGATCTCGTTCGTCATCAAAGTTGTGAGTGTAAACAAAATCAATAGTAGATACAGGTGTAAGATCTGAAAATCGATAAGTAGCACATGTTTTAGCAAATTCAATGAACATTCTAGCACGTTGTGGTGTCAACCTAAATTCGTCGTTACCAAGTTTTCTATAGTGGTACGAAATAGCATACGCGGCGGCCTCGATGGCTGCTTGAGATGTGAGAGCAGAAATATCTTGCTGAACATTTAACTTAGATTGCTCCAAATGCTCTTGATCGCGATATCTGGCACTAAGAAATTTTGTGACGGCACGGAAAAAATCACGAGCGAGACCATAAGATGTGACAAACTTACCAGCAACTTCACCGACTTCATCAAATTCAATCTTTAAGCTGAAACCCATCAAGTCTACAACAAACTTCTTACCAGTTTCAGATATTTCGAAACCAAGAGCTTTAAGAAGAGAATCGTCACCTTTAATGATAGCATAATAAAGACAGGTTGTTATAATAAATTTGCATATCATTGCATAATTTTGTTTGGTATTGCCGTGAAGTGTGATTTGTTCACCACTAAGGCGGTTAACTTTTGATGTTAAAACAACGAACCATTCGCCAAAGGCGTCACACATTGTCCAATTTAACCTATGTTGACGATAATACTTAACAACGTTTTCGGGCATACCTATAAACTCATATTCCATGACATCGAACTCAACGTTTGCTTCGTTATTAGATCTGTCCCACTCATCGAAGTCACAAAAGAAAAATTGGGCTGGACAATCCCTAAATTCTAATTCTTTGCAGGCAACCCATTCCGATAATTCATCTTCAGGCATATCTGACGCAAAAAGAATATTACGTGCATCAGCAAGTTGCCTACGGAAAACTTCAGCAATGGCTCTAGTGTGACCGGCAAAGACAATATTTAATACTTTATCAACTGCGGAAACACCTTGAGCTGCTTTTGGAAGAGAATCCATGAACTCCTTAACACCAAATTTTTGAGATTTTTTGGCAAAAAAGCTTATGGTGTATCTTCGCAACTCATCGAAAGCAGCACTGAGTCTAAGAACAGCATCTCTTGAACTTTTGGTTTGATTAGATATCTTTCTCTGCAAATTTTGAATGTAATTGAGACAATGCGATTTAATTTCATCATTAGTAACAGCCTTATAATAAGACATGTACTTGGCCCAAGGGTCCCGCTCTTTAGGGAACAAATTCTCTGCGACAGTATGATGCAATTCTTCTGCAGCAGCTCTGGCTTTATGAGGAGGCAAAGATTGAACATGTTGACCATAACGTTTAATCATGGCATTGACTAACTCAGTGACAGTTCCAGAATGTTGTTTGTTATAAGAAATAAACTCGGAAATCTTTTTATGAACTTTAAATTGACGTTCAGGTAGTATTGAAGGGAGAGCGGAATGAAATTTAGTACCAGACTTAGTAACTTCAGGCATGTTAGTATTTTTGTAAACGTTAATCATGGGAGTAGGTTTGTTGTAAACTGGTAAAAGCTTCATAAGCATGTCCTCTATGATTGGCAAATCAACTTGATTCATAAAAGGATCGAGATTTTTGAGATGTGGGCTGAGAGGGTGATCAGGCAACTTAGGGTAAACAATATCGGGGGTAATGATAATACCAGCGGTTTCTATAGAATCTAAAATAGGCTGAGACAACCGATATTCTTTCTCGAGACAGTTATATTTACCTGTAACAACAAGTTGATTGAGATGTCGAGAAAGACCGACTGTAATATGACCTGGTGATTCCATAATACCGGAAGTAATAGATTTATTATCAAAGTCCCAGACCAAACCATCAAAAGTGGTACCCATAGATTGGTGAATGGTAATATTATGGGGTATAATAGCAGTGGTCTGTTGGTTAAACCTCATTATAGGTAATTTATGAGAATCAGGTGAATCATCGGAGAATATAATAGATTTCTCTACTTTGCTAGTGGTGGTATATTTCCTTTTAAACATATGATTTAAAAGCCTGACAACATCACAAGGCATGCGATGGCTTACAAGCATAGTGTTGGTTATAGGACTATTATTAAGATAAGACTTGGATACATCAAATAAATTTTTGAAAGCTGGATCATTTGAATAATTGATTGCATTGATTTGATCAATGTCTCCAGTAAAAATAAATTTAACATGCTCATTTAATTTCTTACAATGCCTAAATAAATCATAATAATAAGATAATTGCATACTCTGAGCTTCATCAACGACGATAATCGGTTCGTGAGAATAATGTTTGATCGCTACATGGAAGGTGTAAACCTTTGCATGCCCTTTGCGAGACCATTCCTCCTTGAGTTCACAAGAAGGCACGATAACAAAGGAGTTGGGATAATCCTTACGAATAAACGACGATTTACCACAACCAGGTATACCAAAAATACCTTTAAAAGGTAGAAGAACATCTGTAGTATGATCATAATCTTTGACTAAGTCTTGATATTCACTAGCAGCAACATGATCAGGTTTGGC